AGAACGAGCCTCCCAGGCCGCGCGTGTTGATCGTCTGATATTGCTGTCCCAGTTGCCGTGTCGCTGCGGTCTGTTGCTGAATGAGCTGGATCGAATCCTGCATTCTCTGACGTTCCGCGTTAGCGGCTGCTTGTGCGGCTGCTGTTCTAGCCTGTTCGTTCTGTCTTTCCTGCGCCGCAATCTGCGCCCGTGCTCTTCCAGTATTCTGGCGCATCTGCTCGATTGCGAGCAGTTGCTTGGCCGAGATCATCTCGCGAGCGGCAGCATCAGCGCCCTTCGCATCAATGTCGCGAGCCTCTCTTCTGATCGCTGCGAGTTGTCTCCGGCCTTCAAGCTGCGCTTTTACGACAGGATCAGTAGCGCGCAGAATGTCGAGTTGCAGTTTGAGGTCTTGCGTCTGGTCGCCGAACTGCACGGCAGCGAGTCGCTTCAGTTCATCGGCCGCGGCTTGTGCCTGCTTGGCCGCATCCATCAGCGTCCCGGCAACGTTCTTTCCTAGATCCTGTGATGCCTTTCCGACAGCGTCAAGAGCCGGCGCGACAGACTGCACGGCCGTCTTCATGTTTGCCGTAGCCGAAGCGACGCTAGAGACGGCAGACTGCATCCCGGCCTGTAATGCCGAGATGTCCGCCGTCACTTGTACGTTCAGTTCTGGACTAGCCAAGAAGCCTCCGCATTTCGCGGTCTACTGCCGAGCGACCACTATCGCCGCCGTTCTCTCGAACGATCATATCGGAGACCGCCGACGCCACCGACGCAAATACGTCGATCGGCATCGCCAGCGGATCTCCGAAGCCTGGCGAGTTCTTGGCGATGAATGCTGCGGTGCCGAGCCAGTCGGGAGCAGTCAGGTCGTCGGCTGGCCCGGCTCCAGAGGGACCGCGTCCGGTTCCGCCTTCCGGTATCCGCAGAGCATCTGCGCCGCCTCGACCATTTCCTCCGGCGTCATGTCGGCGAGCACGGCGTCGGCCTGTAGAGCAGCACGATCGAGCGCGAGTCTAATGATCTGCGTCGCGGTCGTGATCCGGAACGTCGCAAGCAGAAGCAGGCTCACGGTGCCGCGCCGCTGCGAATGCTCTCGCAGCCGCTCAAGCCTTGTCTGAGGATCTACGCCAGAAGCGTCAAGGTCCGCAACGAGCGTCGCTCGTTCCTCCTCGAACGCCTGGTCGCATATCTGCATCATGTCGCGAACCGTGATGAGCGGAACGCGGACGCCCTTCTTCACCTCGATGGTCTTCATGAGACGAGTCGCATCCTGTTTTCTACGTGCATCTCCTGAACAGACTGAAACGCCTGCACGCGACGCCTCAGCCTGATGTCGATGACCTGACGCGTCTTGTTACGCATGGCAAACAGGATCCGCACCTGCGCGATGACTTCTTCTTCGGACAGGTGCGGAGAAGCGCCCATGCGATAGGTGCTGCCGTCGGTGAACGTGACCTCGGCGATCCAGTCGTCTCGTGTCCGGACCGTGGTAGGCCAGAGCCTCACGATTCGTCCCAGAGCTCGATCGGGATCGCGCCGCCGGCAAGCGCCCAGTTGAACGAGACGGCCGCGTCTCCGGTCTTGGCCACGCTCATGGCGATCTCGCTGATGACCGCCGTCAGGATCATCGTGCAGACGCCGGTCGCGGTCGTCGCGGCGGTTCCGCTGCCCTTGGCGTGAAGGTAGATGGTCGATCCTCCGGTCTGCCAGTCGGCCGTATTCACGCCCGGACCTGTCGAGGTCGCATCGGCACGCAGGAATCCGCCGGCCGATCCGTTCGCGTCCCAGACGCCCAGACGCCGCCGGCGACCGAAATCAGAGAAGCCGGTGATGTCCGAGACCTGCCGCGAGAACGTGCCGTTCCACGCGTTGAACTGCGCGAAGTGATCGCCGAGAACGACGCCGCCATCATTGCCTACGAGGTAGCTCATGTCAAGAACCCTTTATCGCGGTGAGCCTGAACCGCGACGACGTTTCAATCGCGTCATCCTGCATCGCAGGGACGCCGCGTGATTCGGCTCGAATCACGACCCGATCATATCCGATAGCGGTAAGCGTCTTGTTGTCGAGCATGGCGTGCAACTTCTCGGCAGATCCTGCCGCGACATTCAGTCCGGAAGCGTGCGCGTGATACTGCATTACCTCTATCTCGTACGTCTCGCGATCGGTTCCAAAGGTCTGCTCGATATCGGCGCGAACGATGCCATAGACCGCGAGCGGAAGCGTTGTATCAGCCGGAGCCTCGTTCACGTAAACGCGTCCTCCGAGGCCCTGAAACCAGGAAGTGGCAGCGGTCTCGGCGATACTTGCTGCGATTGACTGCAAGAGCGCTTGCATCAGAGTCGCCCCAGGTTGAGCTTGCGGATCTGCTCGTTCACGTAGTCGCTGAGGATCTGCACAGCCTGCGGCGCGATCTTGTCGATCGCCGGCTGCACGTATGGCCTAGCGTCGATCCTTTCATTGCCGTCTTCAAGAGCGGCCGCGTACTTCTTGTTTGATCCGATGCGATAGCCGAGACGGCGTCCGGTCGCGATGCGATTCGGCGCTCCCTGCCATGAACGGCTCAGGTCGCCGGTTTGCTTTGCCGGCGGCTCGCCTGCACGACTCGATCGTCGCAGGCTGCCCGGATAACGAACGCCAGTACCGGCTCCGGAGATCGACACTTTGATTGTCGTCTGCAACGTCAAAGCCAAGCGTGATAGACCGCGATCCATGCCACGTAGCACGGCCTCAGCGATCTTGTTTGGATCGAAGTTGTGTAGAGCATCAGCCACGCGGCAGATCCTCTTCAAGCGTCGCGATCAGGTGATACAGGCTGTCCGCTGTCGAGCGATCGTCAGGCACGCGTACCGAATCGACGCGGTACGTGCGAACCTCGCTGGCGATCGTGACCGCGAGCAGGTCATTCGCCTTTAGATCCTGCGAGCCGTCACAGTAGAGCGTAGCGCCAAAGCGCACGTTCTCGCGACCGTAGCGGAGCGCAACGCCGCCAGACCCAATCTGGAGGTAGCCGCTTATGGCTGCGGTCGCCGTGCCGGCCGTAGTGGATTGAGCCGCGCCGCCGGCCGCATCGCGAATCCAGACCGGACGCGTCCTAGTCATCGTCCGACCATACGCTGAGATCAGCGATCCGATGCTCATCGGATGCGTACCCTCGCTCCGAGCATCCCGCGAATCTGCTGCACGATGCGACCCGTCGCCGCCACGCTGTAGGAATAGTCGCCAAGACTCTCGCTCGTCACGCCCAGATCCTTCTTGCGGTCCCGATACAGGCTTGCTGCCGTCTCAAGGCACGCTTGCTCTATGTCGAACGGCACGACATCGACGCCGCCGTTGTAGGCCACGAGTACCGAACGATACTCCGCCGGAAACTCAGTCGCCCAGTGATCGCTCGGGAACGCGTCCGAGACCATCGAGATGATGCCGGCCTCGTGATAGACGCGGAGGTCGGCGGTCGTGTCCCACGCTGCGGAAAGATAAGCCGTTGTCGTGAGCACGTTCACGCCGGCTCGCGGATGCAACTGGTACGCGGAGAAGTCTTCGATGGCCGACGCATCAAATCCTGTGACCGTGTTGATGTGCGTCGCGAGTTCGGCGGTCGTCTCGTGATTCGCAAACTGAACCTGCGTCTGGTGCTCTTGCCCCGTCGAGTCCATCCGATACAGTCGCACGTGTGACGGCGCCACCTCGATCGTCGCGATGATGTCTGTCGATCCGGCCGATGCCGAGACGCTAAGCGCATTCTGCGAGCCGAACGCGACGTACTTCACGTGATTGATCGGGCGCACCTTCACGCCGATCTGATCCGTTCCAAGGCTATCGTGCCATTCGTACAGGTTGCGTGACTTGATCGGTCGGCCCAGGATCGACTCGATGAGCGCCGATGCCCGGTCGATGGATCGCTCCAAAATCGTCTCGTCAATCGCGGCTGCGATGCCAAGGTACGACTGGAGATTCGCGAGCGTGGTCAGTGAGTTCGGATCGACGGCCATTCAAGTCCTCGCGTATGCCGGCTTCCCGCTGGTGACGTACTCGTTATGGTACTGGTGCCTTGCGGCGAATCTGTCGTCAGGCCACGAGATCATCACCTGCATATGACCGATGCGGACGCGGTTCGCCTGCCAGACCTTGTAGCCGGCTCGCTTCCACTGCCGCCAGAACTGGATGTCGTCGTCGATTCGGCCTTCGCCCCAAGTGCCATCCGGAGCAGGCTGCCCGTGAAACCACGGTAGCGGCAGGCTTCGCAGGGCGCTCGCACGAATGAGCGTAAGGCCAAAGTGCGCGGTCGCGACTTCGAGCGCCGGCGCGTTTACCTCGTCAGCCGTGAGCGACGTACGCGGATTGCCTTCGGCGTCCTCGCAAGTGATAAGGACCGTCTGTCGCTCGCGGCCGATCTGCATCGCCGCGACCGCGTCGAGGTTCCGTTCCGTCGCAAGACGGTAAAGCGCGATCACGTCCTCCTTCTGGAAGATCGTGTCATAGTCGAGCGTGAGTACCCATTCGCAAGACGGCTTCTTCAGCGCTTCGGCGAAGAGGCGCGAAAGGCACTGTCCCCAGAATGCCCCGGTGTGCTTGGTGATATTGATCTTGAGCGGGATCAAAGCGCCGATCGCGCAGAACATGTTCTCTGTCCACGCAAGCCTGGGCATCGAGACCAGCGCTTCTACGTTCGGAAGCGTGTTGATCGCAGGCAACTTCCGGGCCGCTACTCCGATTGTCCATTGCCCTTCGCCTTCCGACCACGCCTGGCAGTCCTCAAGACCGGCTTTCCGAAGCGTCTCGATGAGCTTCGTCCGATTCCAGAGCGAGCCGTGCTCTCCGATCTTCCCGCAGACGATCGGCTCGATCTCGTGACTCGTGCCGCTCTTGTAGGCATCCACGGCTCGATCGAAGTCCGGAACGCTGACTCGCAGCTCCGCTCCCTCGCGGAGCTTCGCAGTCCATCGCGCTACGGCCTGCGTCGCGGCCTCTCCGACGAATCGCTCGAGCGACTCGCGGACCTCGATCACGTCGCACGTTTCATCCTCGTAGGGCAGGTTCGCAGCCTGCTCGATCGGATGCTCCGATACCTGTCCGTCCTTGGTGACTCGGATCATTCTGCTTCCCTGTAAACGGCAAGGCCGAGCGCCAACGTGACGCTCGGCCATGCCGGCCAAACCGTTGCGGTGCGGATGGTATCAGCCGACCGCGTTGAAGTAGAGCGTGCCGGCAGCGGTCGCCGAGATCGGCGCCTGCCCGGCATTGTCAAGGACACAAAGCGCGTCCATCGTCGGAGTGTTCGAGGACGCACGCAGACCGAGGCGCAGGTAGCGCTTCTTGCCGCGGAGGTCCACGTTGACGACGGCGAACGCGTCCTGGTTCGTCAAGGCCGTGCTGTTGATCTGAGTCGGGAGACCCGAAGAGATCGAAGTGATGGCAGCGAAAGACGCGGTGTTCGTGTCGTCAGCGTGCTCGATGGTGACGAGCGAGGGAACCGACGAGACGGTCGCCGAGCGCGCTCCGATGATGAAGGTCGCCGAGTCGAAGCCGCGCACGTCGAGCGTGTTGCCGTAGACGTTAGAGGTGGATGCGCCGACCGTCTGCGGGACGAGAGCGACGCGAGCCTTGATGTTCTGAGAGGGAACGGACATGGGTGGAAAGTCCTTTCAAGGCGGAGCCGGCCTAAGCCGGACTCCGCCGAGGGAAGAAGGCTGATGGATCAGAGCTTGAGAGCGACGATCGGACCGGCGTCCGTGGCGTCGCCGAGGTTGGCGCACTTGATGTCGAAGCGCTCGGTGCCGCGAACGGCGATCTCGTCCTGCTCGAACGCGTTGAGCGCGGAGTCGGAGAACGCGATCGAGGTCTGCCGGCGGTCGCCAAAGTAGGCGGCCATCGACAGATCGCCGAACAGACACTGAATGGTGTCGGCGGTGTAGGTCTTCCGCATGACCTGCACGAACTCGACTTGATACCCGAAGAGCGTCGGAACCGCGTTCCCGTCGCGAACCTCGCGAGCGGTCACGCCGCCAGAGGCGTAGACGAGACGCTCAAGGCAGGCGTGATAG